GGATCAACTCAAAGGCAAGAACCAGCAAGAGGCGCAGGCTGCGGAGCAGCAGCAACAGGCAGAAGATCCTATCCTTCAGATGCAGCAAAAAGAGCTGCAAATTAAGGAGATGGAGGCCCAGCGTAGAGCGCAGTCTGAGATGGGCAGGTTAGAGCTTGATCGCCAGAAGGCTGCTGTGAAGGCAGAGCTTGATCGTATGCGATTGGAGCAACAGAAAGATATTGAAGACAAGCGTATCGCAGTCAAGCTGGCGCAAGATGAATCTCAACAGCAGCTTGAAGGATTTAAGATTGGTGTTGATTTAGTACAGGATGCGCTTGATGACAAGTAGTTCGCAGAACGTATTCCAGTACATGCAAGGTAATCTGCGCGAGAAGATGAACGAGTATGCAGACTTTATAAGCGGTGGCGCGTGTAAAGACTACAGTGAGTACACCAAGTTGTGTGGAATCATTGAAGGCTTGGCTATTGCTGAAAGAGAGATTCTAGACTTGGCTGAAAAGTACGAGTCTGAATAACGTTACGTTAGGTAACGCAAGCGACTCTGGACGCTAATTTCCAGTGCGAAAGGAAAGCTAATGTCTGAAGCATTAGAAGATATCGGGATTGAAGAATCCCGCAAGGCTAATCAGTTGCCTGAGCCGCAAGGCTACAAACTGTTAATTGCTTTACCCGACCCCGACGAAAAAACTGAGGGTGGCATCCTGAAGGCTGCCAGTACTCTGCATGACGAAGAGGTAGGGTCTATTGTCGGCATGGTTCTGAAGATGGGAGCAGATGCTTACAATGACCCTAGTCGGTTCCCCAACGGCCCCTACTGCAAAGAAGGCGATTGGATAATCATGCGCTCTTATTCTGGAACCCGGTTTAAGGTTCACGGTAAAGAGTTCAGGTTAATCAACGATGATTCTGTAGAGGCTGTGGTGGAAGATCCACGGGGGATTATTAAGGTATGAGCGAAGTAGAAATGGATACTCAGCAGGAACTGCCGATGAGTTCTGAAGATAAGTTCTTTGGCGTTAAGACTCAGATTGGTAAAAAGTCCAGCGAGTCAGCGGAAGAACAGAGTGATTTTGAGCTAGAGGTCATCGATGAGCGACCTGAAGAAGATCGTAGGCCACCAAAAGCAAAGGCTGCTGATACTTCTGTCGATATTGACGATGATGATGAAGAGCTTGCTGGATACAGCGAGAAAGTTCAGAAACGAATCAATAAGCTTCGATACGAGCAGCACGAAGAGCGCAGGAAGCGTGAAGCGGCGGAGCGTATGCGAGAAGAAGCGGTACGAGTCGCGGAGCAGCTAAACAAGCGCAACCAAGAGAATGAAGCTCTAATCAACCGAGGCGAAGCGGCCTTGGTAGCTCAGATCAAAGCTAAGGCCGAGCTTGCATTGCAAGACGCTCGTAATAGCTACAAGCAGGCATACGAGGAAGGCGACACAGATCGGCTTATCTCGGCTCAAGAAAGCCTGAATCGCGCACAAGCCGAGTACGGCGAGGCAGAGCGGTACGAGAACAACCTTGCCTCTAACCAAGCGCAGCGAGAGCAGCAAGCAGAAGCTTGGCATCAGCAACAGATTGCACAACAAGCTGCACAGAACGTGGCGCAGCAGGCCCAACCCCAGCCTCAGGTAAGCCCTGAAGCTGAAGAGTGGGCAAGCCGCAACTCGTGGTTCATGCAGGAAGGCTACGAAGAAATGACTAGCCTAGCGTATGGAACACATGCAGCATTGATTAAGAGAGGTATTCAGCCCAATAGTGCTGAGTACTTTAGACAGATTGATTCGCGCCTAAGAAGCGCGTTTCCAGAGTACGACTGGCAGGATAAAGGCGAATCATATAGCCGTGACGCACCCGCGACTGCCAGTCCGCCTTCGTCGGTGGTGGCACCCTCCGCAAGGAGTAACGGTGCCAAACCGCGCAAATTGCGGTTAACGGCTACCCAAATCTCTCTCGCTAAGAGATTGGGTTTAACCCCGGAACAGTACGCGAGGCAACTCGCTAAGGAGACCTCGTAATGTCTGAAGAGCGCACCCCAAGAGAGAGTAAATCTCGTGAAAGTGTTGAACGCCCAAGTGATTCATGGAAGCCAGCTTCCATCCTGCCAGATCCAAAGCCGCAAGACGGTTATGTGTTCCGGTGGGTTAAAACATCACTGCTGGGTCAATCCGACAACACTCACGTTTCTAAGATGTTCAGGGAAGGATGGGAGCCTGTAAGGGCTGAAGATCATCCAGAACTGATGCTTGAGTCTGATGTAGGCTCTCGCTTTCAAGGGAACATTGAGGTTGGTGGGTTGTTGTTGTGCAAGGCTCCCGCTGAAAAGATGGAAGCCAGAACGCGACACTTCCAGCAGGCCGCTGAGAATCAGATGGCTTCGGTAGACAACAACTATCTACGAGAAAACGATCCTAGAATGCCGATGCTCAATCCAGAGCGAAGCACTAGGACTACCTTTGGAAAAGGCTAACCCTTAGCAGGGGTTAGTCGGAATTAACTAGGAGGCCTATTATGGCTACTTCTGCTGCCCCAACAGGTGCAGAACCAGTTGATACCTTGAGTGCGAGTGGCTCGTTCACCGGGAAGATTCGTCATATCAAGATTGCAAGTGGTTATAGCACCGCCATTTTTTACGGAGATTTCGTAAAATTGGTGTCTGATGGTGTCATTGAAAAGGACACGGGTACTGCAACTTTGACCCCCGTAGGGGTTTTTGTTGGTTGCGCGTACACCGATCCCAACACAAACCAGAAGACGTTCAACCAACAGTACCCAGCGTCTACTTCTGCAAGTGACATTGTGGCTTACGTGGTTGATGACCCCAACGTGTTGATGCGTATGCAAGGCGATGCGTCTCTCGCACAGACCACTCTAGGTAACAACGCAGCGATCATTCAGACTGCTGGTTCTACCTCAATTGGTCGAAGCAAGAACGCTGTTGACGCAAGCACTGCTGCAACAACTAATACACTCCCACTACGAATCATTGATTTTGTAGATGGGCCAACCAGTGCAGTTGGTGATAGTTTCACGGACGTTATCGTTAAGTTTAACGATGGACATCTGTACTCTAACACCACTGGCGTATAGGAGGTTTAGGCAATGGCTATCTCTAGAGCGCAAATGCTTAAAGAACTCCTACCGGGGCTTAATGCTCTTTTTGGTTTGGAGTACGAGAAATACGAGGATGAGCATACTCTCATTTATGAGACTGAAAGCTCTGATCGTTCCTTTGAAGAAGAAGTGAAGTTATCTGGCTTTGCTGCTGCCCCTGTGAAAGCAGAAGGCGCTGCTACCAGCTATGACTCCGCTCAAGAGTCTTACACCGCTCGGTATAACCACGAGACCATTTCGATGGGCTTTGCTATTACCGAGGAGGCAATGGAAGACAATTTGTACGACTCACTGTCTGCTCGTTACACCAAGGCGCTTTCTCGCGCTATGGCGTACACCAAGCAGGTGAAGGCGGCAAATCTGCTGAACAACGGTTTCACCACTTTCCAGTCTGGAGACGGTGTAACTCTGTTCAATGCTTCACATCCTCTGGTGAGCGGCGGCACTAACGCCAACCGCCCATCCACTGGTGCTGACTTGAACGAAACGTCACTGGAAAATGCGATCATTGAGATTGCTGCGTTCACCGATGAGCGCGGTCTTCTTATTGCAGCGCGTCCTCGCCGTTTGATCGTACCACCCGCTTTGATGTTTACGGCAGATCGTCTGCTTGAAACCACTCAGCGTGTTGCGACCAGCGACAACGACATCAATGCCATCCGCAACATGGGTGCGATCCCAGAAGGCTACGCAGTCAATCACTACCTGACTGACAGCAACGCTTTCTTCTTGATCACCGATGTGCCAAATGGCATGAAGCACTTCGAGCGTACTCCGCTTGAAACGTCAATGGATGGCGACTTCGATACTGGTAACGTGCGCTATAAAGCGCGTGAGCGGTACTCGTTCGGCGTATCCGACCCTCTGGGAATCTACGGATCGCCCGGATCTAGCTAATAGCTAGGAAGAGTTCGGTGGCCCCTTCGGGGGCCGCCTTTTTTCCTGACCGATTGTTCCATGTGGAACATAAGGACTAACCCAGACAGGAGATCACAATGGGTAACACGACTTTCACTGGGGCGGTACGCTCCGAAAACGGATTCAAGGTTGTATCAAAGGACGGAACTTCTGGCGAGGTAAGCACCTCGTTCCAGCTTGATGGCTCTGGACTTATCGTTACGCCGGTTCTACTCACCGATGCAGATACCACTATTACGGCAGCAGAGCATGGCAGCCGCATTATTGTTGTCCCTGCGGTAACAGCAGATCGAACCTTGACCCTGCCAGCACCAGTTGCTGGTATCAATTTCAAGTTCATCTACGGCGGCGCGGCTGAAGAGACTGAAAACCTTATCTTCGATACTGGTTCTACGACTAACTTCATCCAAGGCGGCATCGTCCACATCGACTCTGATGCAGACAGTGTGTCCGTCTACTCGGATGGAAACTCAAATCGCAAGCTCACGCTGACCGACTTCGGTATTTTTGAGATCAACTTTGTAGCCAAAAATGGCGACAGTTGGTATGTCTGGGGTTACCAGCAAGGTGCCGATGCTCCTGCGTTTGCCGATTCCTAATAGGAGGTAGTCATGGCTGATGCAGTAGCAACGCAAACCATTCAAGACAATGGTAGTACTGCGATATTCCGATTCACCAATACCAGTGATGGCACTGGTGAGACGGCAGTAACGAAGATCGATGTTTCTGCATTGGCTGCTGATCCGGTAACGGGCGCAGCTTGCACCAAGGTATCGATTGAAAAGATCCAGTACACCACCGTTGGAATGGGTGTGAAGATCTTCTTTGACGCGACGAGCGATGTCTTGGCGTGGCAATTGAAGGCCGATGACGCTAGAACGTTTGACTTCACTGACTTTACGGGCATTCCCAACAACGCTGGCGCTGGTGTAACAGGAGACATTCAGTTCTCTACTGTTAGCGCAAGTTCGGGTAATGTGTACGTTATCGTCATGCAGGTGAGGAAGCACTTCTAGTGGCTGGCAAGAAGAAGTCTCGCGTAAATGAGGCTGGCAACTATACGAAGCCAGCCTTACGCAAGAGACTGTTTAACTCCATCAAGGCAAGCGGCAAAGGCGGCAAGCCGGGACAGTGGTCTGCGCGTAAAGCGCAGATGCTGGCTAAACGCTACAAAGAAGCTGGCGGGGGATATAGGGACTAATGGCTCTCAAGAAGTCACAGAAGTCCTTGAAGAAGTGGACTAAGCAGGAGTGGGGAACCAAGTCCGGCAAGCCATCGACACAAGGAAAGAAAGCAACAGGTGAAAGGTATCTCCCGAAGAAGGCTAGAGCGGCTCTATCAGATGCGGAGTACGCTGCTACATCCAGAAAGAAACGAGCCGACACAAAGAAAGGAAAGCAGCACTCCAGTCAGCCAAAGAAGATTGCCAAGAAAACAGCGAGGCATCGTAAATGAGCTTGACGGATGCAGAGAAGAACAGGCTAAAGAAGGTCGGTCTTCAGGGGCTGAACAAGCCTAAAAGAACACCAAGCCATCCTACGAAGAAAGGGGTGGTTGCTGTGCGTGATGCAGGCAAGATGAAGATCATCCGTTTCGGTGATCAGAAGATGGGTCACAACTATTCAGCGGAGGCTCGTAAGAGCTTCAAGGCCCGTCACGCTAAGAATATCAAGAAGGGCAAGACATCAGCCGCATACTGGGCGAACAAGATGTTTTGGTCTGGCAAGGGAGGCAGCAAGAAAAACCCCCCTAAGTCGCAGAAGCAGAAGTTTGGCAAAAGCTAATGCCAATAAGCCGAGCGCAACAGAAGCAACAAATCAACAAACCTAAGGCTAAGAAGCGCAAGGTTAAGAAGAATCGGAGGTAGTAGGTGGCTACTAGCGGCACATTTACATTCAATCTTGACCTAGCCGATTCTATGGAAGAAGCCTTTGAACGCGCAGGGCTAGAGCTTCGCAGTGGCTATGACTACAAGACGGCACGGCGCAGCCTGAACTTAATGATGCTTGAATGGCAGAACCGGGGGTTGAACCTCTGGACTGTTGAGTTTGGGACGCAAGCACTCACTGCTGGGACTAACACCTACACGTTGGACGGCAAGGTCTTAGACATCATCGAAGCCTTTATCCGTACAGATGCAGGCGATACCAACTCGCAGTTTGATCAGTCTATGACTCGCATCTCAGTGAGTCAGTACTCGAACCTCCCCAACAAGCTGTCGCAAAGCAAGCCGCTTCAGTATTTTGTTGATCGGAACGCAGACAACATCACGATCAATCTGTGGCCTACGCCTGACGCGCAAGAAACCTACTCGTTTGGGTATTACTACATGGAGCGTATTGAGGATGCGGGAAGCCCTGCGTCGAACAATATAGACGTTCCAGCTAGATTCTTGCCATGTTTGGTGAGCGGTTTGGCGTATCAGTTAAGCATGAAGTACCCCCAAGCTGGTGCTAGAGCGCAAGCGTTGAAGATGGATTACGAGGAGCAATGGAAGCTTGCCTCTGAATCTGATCGCAACAAGGCTTCTCTGTTTGTTTCGCCGGGAGGGTATACCTTTTGAGTAAGGCAAGAGGAAAGTACGCTTACGGTTATTGTGATCGAACTGGGTTCAGGTATCCGCTTAGAGATCTTGTGCCTGAAATTTTTAATCAAAGACCTACAGGGTTCCTGATTGGCAAGGACGTTGTCGATCCAGATCAACCTCAACTACAGGTTGGCAAGCTGTTGCTTGACGATCCCAAGCCTCTCATAAATCCACGACCCGACAGGTCTTTGGATGAGAGCAGAATCCTCTCGTCGTTTGATCCAGTAGGTCAGGTGGGGCTAGGAATGACGAGTAGTGTAGGCCGAGTTACGGTGACAACAAGCTAATGGCACTTACATTCACTACACTCAAGACGGCGATTCAGGATTATCTAGAGACCACTGAGGCGACTCTGGCGTCGAACCTGCCGTTGATCATACGGCAAGCCGAAGAGCGCATACTAAAGTCCGTCCAGTTACCTAACTTTAGGAAGGCCGCTGGCGGTGTGACCACCTCTGGTAACCAATATCTGGAGACCCCTTCGGACTTCTTGTCTCCGTATTCTCTAGCCATTACGCCTACGTCTGGTTACGACTATCTGATAATCAAAGACGTAAACTTCATCCGTCAGGCGTATCCGGTGGCAAGCACTACAGGAACGCCAAAGTATTACGCTTTGTTTGATGATACGACCTTCATACTTGGCCCCACGCCAAACGCAAACATTGCGGTAGAGCTTCACTATTTCTATGCTCCGCAATCAATCACGGAGTCTGGAGACGGCACTAGCTGGCTAGGGTCTAATGCAGAAGAGGCGTTGCTGTACGGCAGTTTGATTGAAGCCGGTACGTTTATGAAGACAGAGCAGGACATGATGCAGCTTTACGCCACAAGGTATGAGACTGCGTTAGCTGATCTGAAGTCTTTAGGCGAGGGCTACAGCACAACGGATAACTACAGAGCCGGTATGGTTCGTTCAGAGAGGATGTAGCTGAGTGCTGATCACACCTTCAGAGATGGGCGTAGGTAACGTCCTAGTTTCAACGACAGATAATA